CAGCCAGCCCTGCCACATGAGCGTTCCGTCAACGGTCAGCCTCACGCCCCTGAGCTTCGGGGAAGTGGGGATGATGTCGGGGCAGGTGCCTGTGTCGAGGATGCGGATATAGCCAGTGCTGCGGCGGACGGGCGAGAAGAGGTCGTCACTGTCGTCCAGCGAAGTGGTGAACGGGTTGTCCGTGCCTGTGAGGCGGATGGGGATGACGGAATAGTTGGGGAGACTGACCTCAACGAGGCAGTCACGACCGTCAACGCTCTTGAATGGTATCTCGTACTGTGTCATGTCTGTTCTTGCTCATTTCCTTGGCTATCGCCCGCGCCTTGTCGTTCAGGGCATCAAGCTCCTCCTTAGTGGCGGGCTTGCGTTCTTCGTTGTCTTCCTCGTTCTCGTCGTCCCAGGGGAAGTCCATCCGCATGTTCTTCCCCGTCTCGACCTTGTGCAGCACCTTTGCGAGGATGCGGGTCATCTCCCACTGCTGTCTGCTCCGTCTGTCCTGCCCCTTGATGTAGTCGTAGGCCTCACCGAATGTCATGTGACGCAGAAAGTAGGCGGGATGGCAGCCACCCTCGCCCACGATGCGCTGGTAGAGCTGGCGGGGGGTTAGCCTTTTTTTTTATCATCGTCGTCCTCTGGCTGTTCACCGTTCTCTTCTTCGGCAATGTCGCTCAGTGCCTTCACCCGCTTGATGTAGTAGTCCTGGATCCTTGTCAGGAGCTTCTGGTCGTTGAGGGCGTGGCAGAACTCGTCGAAGGTCAGCGTCAGCCCCTCGTTGCAGAGGTGGAGGATGGCGTAGAACACGATGTAGAGGTCATAGACACTGCCGCCCTCATACACACGCCCTGTCGTTGTCTGGAATAGGTACAGGGGACCGAGGAGGCTGTCGAACTCGAAGTTGTATGTTTTTTTTAGGATTCTGACCTGCATAATAGTCGTTTTTTGGAAAGGGGGAGCCGACCCTGCGGCAGGCTCCCCCTGGATTTCACATCAGATGAAAAAAACATGTTACGCCTTGGTCAGCGGGCCGTAGCCGCTCAGGCTGAGGCTCACGGTCGCGTCACCGTCAACAGGACCGTTGAGTTCGAGAGAGGTGATGAGGGCCTTGCCGGTGTAGGTTCCTGGACTTGTCCATCCGGCTTCTGGCACTCCTGTTGTGTTGGCGTTGGTCGGCACGCCGAACACGACATCAACGGGCTGGGCTTCTGTCATCTTCTCGAACAGGGCGTCATAGGTCCAGTCGATTGTGCGTGACTCAACGGTGTGGAGGCTCTCGTTCGTGATCTCCCACGTGATGCCTGAGATGTTGGAGGCGGAGAAGATACCGTCATCCTTGGTCTTGCTGTCCGTTGTCTCAGCATTCATGGTGATGGTGCAGTTCGTCGAGAGGGCCACGGGCATGGTGGTCTGGCCGTTGCTGATGAAGACCATCAACTGTCTGCCACGGAGTTGGGTTGCTTTGTAAGTTGCCATTTTTTCGTATTTTTTATTATTGTTGGAAATCGTACTCGACCGTCTCGACGCTCTCAACGTCGTAGGTCACGGACACCACGGCGCACTCGTTGGCATCGTCGTAGTAGGCGTTGGAACCTGTGGCCGATATGCCTGTGATGGTCACGTCTGGAGTGTTGGTTGGCGTGAGGTAGGTCAGGACGTGGCGCGCCTTGTTGGCAAGGTCAACGGCCTCGTCGTAGGTTTTTGCCACTGCGGTCACGGTGATGGACGTGGTCTCGGTGATGTCTCCGTCCTTTGTGCGCGCCCCCCTGATGTTCAGGCCGTCGTAGATGATGAACGGATAGCGCACCGTCTCACCCTGTGAGTAGAGGTAGGCGAGGGGGAACACCCTCTCGCCCACTAACGAGGTGATGACAGGGGTGGAGAGCAGCGTGGCCCTTATGTTCGTGCCGATGAGTAGGCTCATTTTTCTTTGCTTTTTATAATTCGGCAGTTTCGGGCGTTTCGCTTACTTAATCAGCTCGCCGCGGCCGGTCCTCCTGCCGTAAGCGTTGACGACCGTCACTATCTGCTCGCCGCTGATGTAACTGTTGCCACCGCCACCACCGCCACCACCGCTGTGGATAGTGTCGAACAGCCTGCGCTGGTCTGCCTCGTTGATGATCATCTCTCCTGACGATACCCGCGCGCTGATGCCGTCGCGGAAATCAGCACCGCCGACGATGCCGCCCTGAGCGAAGCTCGATATGGTTGACATCGCCGACGCGACAGCGGCGACCACGGAGGCAATCATGACGATGTTGTATGGAGGGGGTAGGGCTGCGGCGTTGGCCACGCCTGCTTTCAGGGCGGCGGCCTTGAGTGAGAGGTACGTACCGATGAGGCTGGCAATGGAGCCCGATATGCGCCCGACAGCTGCCATCGTCTTGTTGCCCATGCTGCCGAAGGCGTCACCGACTGAAGATATTGCACTGGCGACTGCGTTCAGGCTTTCTGCCTGCTCGGTGAAACGCTCGATGCTGGCGGCGGCTGGGTCAGCGTACTCTGCCATATTTCGCAGGACGTTGATGTTCTGCTCGATGAGGGGACGCTCTGCCTCGGAGGCGTATTGGAGAGCCTGTTGGAGCTGTTGCACCTTGGCCGTGGTCGATGCGTATAGCTCCTGTTTCTGGCGCATGCGCTCCAACACATCGTCGGAGACCTGGAACTGCTCGGGCTGCCATATCTGCATGGCAGGTATGTTGCGCGAGCTTTCCTCCATGCCGTCCCTGAAGGCTTTCGCGGTCTCTGCTTTCAGCCTCGCGCGGATGGCGTCGTAGTCAGGGAGACCGACGTAGCCGGGGACGGCAGCCTCAGTCTCAGGCTTGGTCTTGGGCGTGCGCACTGTTGGCCCTGTCTTGGTGTTCATGAGACGGTATGCGCTGGCGGCGGTGTTGGCTGCGCTTCCACGGGCGTTCTCTGCCTCTGTCAGATACTGGAATGCTTTCTCGATTTCCGTCTCTGACATGGTTGCCGCGGACTTGGCGAGGCGGTAATCAAGGAGGCTTTTCCACCTCTTGCTCTCGTCCGTGTCAACATACTCAGTAAAGCTCAGGCTTCCACCGCCCGATGTGGTGAACGACCTGCTTCCCTCCACCTGGTTCTTGCGGATCTGTTCTTCATAAAACGCGAGGCGGCGCTTCATGTTGTTGAACGCCTGCATGCTCGACAGGTTCGTTTTGACGAAACGGTCAATGTCAGCGTCCGTCACACCAGCGGCGTTCTTGCCGATGCTGTTGCGGATGGAGTTCTTGAAGGCGTCTATGGCATACCGCTGCAATTCGGCCGACAAGTCGTACATCTCGCCTGTCAGCTTCTCGAGCCGTGCCTTGGCCGCCTCCTTCTGCCCCAACGTGGCGTCGGGGTTTCGGAGAATAGCACGCTGCTCAGCTATGTCGGCGTTGATGCGTGCGGTCTGAGGACTCTGGAACATTTTCAGGGTGCCGAGGTCATCCACAGCGTTGTATGCGTCACGGGCGCGGCGGGTGATGTCGTCGAGCCCGTTGATGAAGTTGGAGAAGTCGGCGTTGGCGATGGCGATGAAAAAGGAATCGACGACGGAGTTGACCTGCTCCATGGTCGCACCCATCGCATCGGTCAGCTGCTCGCTCGCGCCGATGGTCCTGTTGAATGCCTCCACGGCGGTGAGGCCGACGCCGAAAGCCCCCGCAACCTTGCCTAAGCCTGATGTGAGGGTGCCGAGCATCTTGCTCATGGACAATCCATCGCTCGTCATGCCCTTGGACTTCGAGCGGAACTTGTCGAGATCTGCCTGCATGCCGCGCATGCCACGCGTCCACTGCTCGCTCTCAATCTTCGCGCGAGTTATGATGTCTGATGTTGCCATAATCTATGAAAACAAAAAGGGAGGCGGTGTGTCCGTCCTCCCTTCCCTTGAAAACGTGATACTTTGAAAGACTGCTATGAAGTGGCGAGCTCGATGACAGCGAAGGCTTCCGGCTTGAGGCAGTTAGCTGCCCAGTCGCTGTTCAGAGTCAGGCGAACCACATCCTTTGTTGCACCGGTATACGGGTCAACAACGAAACGCATGGCACCGAAGCCCTGGAGTGGCTCGTAGGCGAAGTTACCGAAGCCCACGTAGCACTTGGTGGCGTTGTTGATGTAGTTGGTGGTGTACACGGGGATGCCGTCGATGGTACCGTTCTGAATGATCATCTGGCCAGAACCTGAGTCCTTGCTTGTAGCCTCGAGGACGGAGGCTGTGTAAGCGTCCATCACGTAGGCGAGATGCTCAGCTGGCACACCCTTCACGAGAACGACACCCTTCAGGGCCTTCAGCTCTGCGTAGGTTGGGATGGAGCCTGCGGCGGTGATCTTGTAGCAGGCCTTCATCTTGGCCTTGGTGTTGAGTGCTGCCACTGTGCTGGCGGCTCCACCTGTTGCGGCGGCTGGAGCCTGGAATGGACCCTGCACTCCTCCGTAGGTTGTACCGGCGGCGGTATTGAACATGGCGGCGTTCAATGTGCGCTTGATGGCCTGTGGAATCTGGCGCATCACATATTCGTAGGCCACGCCCTCGGTCTGTGTGATGGTCTGGTGGGTGATGTTGACGGTGATGCCGACACGAGTGGGGACAGGAGTCACCTTGCCGAAGGTCAGCTCAGCGTCCTGAAGCTCGACGGCCTCGCCTGCGATGGTAGCCTCCACGGCGTTGCCACCGACTGGCCAGAGGTAGGAACCGCTCAGACCAGTGAGGAGGGGCAGACCTACCTTGTCAAGGATGAGGCCTTCCTCAAGGGGTTCGGTGATCTTGTTGATGGTCACGGGAATCATGCCGTTGACGTTGGTGGTGGATGTGGTGATGTAGTGAGCCTCGCGCTTCAGGTTCTCTTCCTGCACCGTTCTGCTGTCGAGGACTTTGCGGAGGTAAGCGTCGAAGGCCAGCTCGCGGGCTGTGATGGTCACGTTGCCACGGCTGTCGGCACCCGAAATCTTCAGGTCGATGACGCTCTTCTCGCGCTTCAGGTTCTCAATCTCTGCGAGTTCGGAGGCAGATGCCTCGCGCTTCTCTGCTTCCATGAGGTCGGCAATCTCGTTGAGGCGAGTGTTGATTTCCTCGCGGCGGTTGATGTACTGTTCAACCGAAACTTGCTTGTCCTTAAACATATTCAATCCTGGTTTTTTGGTTAATATTGTTATTTTGCAATCTTTCGTATGGTCCGCACCTGCTCGCGGTAGTTGTTGACGGGCACTCCCTCTTCCTTCAGCTTCTCTGCTTCCTCCACGCCCTCGCGTAGGCTGACGCTCGTCTGCGTGTAGGCTGGCTGGCTGCCTATGGTCAGCTCGGAGAGGTAATCGACCTTGTTAACCATGCGGATGGTCTCCTTTCCTTCCCTCTTGTACTCGACGCTCAACGGGCGGCTGTAGTACGAGAAGGAACAGCCTCTGAGGTCTTGCCTCTTCACCAGTTCTCTGGCTTTCATGCCGTCGGGGGTGTTCGGCACCACGAATGCGAACTTCACGCCGTGGTCGTCGATGTCAAGGCTGAGAGTGCCGACACCGTTCACGCTGCGGGCGAGGAGGCTCTCACGGTTGTGGAAGAGGGTCATCGTGATGTCGCTCTTGTCGATGAGCTCACGTGTCACCGCCCCCGGCATGATGATTTCGCGGACTATCTTGCCCTCGTCGAGCAGAAGCCGTGACTCCTGCCCGAACACGATGGCGTAGCCCTCGATGACGTTGCCGTTCTCCTCTTCGCGAAGGAGGAACTGTTCGTCGGTGTATCTGATTTCGTTGTCCATGCTTTTTTACTATTCGTTAAAAAACTTTGTTTCGCTTACTTTATGGCCTCAGCGGTCTCGTGTATGAGCTTTGCGATGCGTTCGGACACTTCTCCCACTGCCCACTCAATCGCACCGTCTGCGGCTCTGTGGAAGTATTTGCGGGGCGTGATGGCTCCTCTCCTTGCTGTGCGCCCTGATGGCATTTTCGCGTCGAAGGAACTGCGTCCCACGTTCAGGATGCGAAGGACAAACGCCCTGTCAGCTCCCACATAGCCGTCTATCTGCTTCGACCTGTCGCTCTTGTAGCGGTGGAGCTTCTTCGGCTTCGGCTGGATGCCCATCGACTTGGACCTCGAGTTGCCGACAATGCTGACCGTCATTCCGAGGTCGCCACGCTTCCACACATAGCCACGCACGGCCTTGTATGCTTTCCGGGGGTCGCTCTTCATCGAGGCCTTGGCAGCGTTCGCCACCTCACGCTTCACCTGCGCTATGGGCTTGCGCATGATGGCCCGGATGTACTTGCGCTTCTTGTCCCAGAACTGCACCAGCTCCTTCGTTTTCTTGTCGGCGAGACTGGTGTCGATGGTGATGTTGTACTGCTCAACGCTCATTCGTTATTGATGTCTATTACTTCGGCCAGGATACTCACCGTGCCCTCGCTCCGTGACCTGTTGAGGCTCGTGATTCTGTAGGTCTTGCCGTCCCATACGAGGCGGCAGTCATCCACCAGCCCCACCATTGAGCGCATCGTCACGCTGATGGTGCCCGTCATCAGCATCTCGCCCGACGACAAAGCCCTCGCGCCCTTCAGGTACTTCACAGACGCGAAGCGTGTGCCGATGCTGGTGTAGGTGATGACCTGCGAGCCGCTGCCGCTTCGGGTCACTGTGGGGGCAAGCACCTCCACACGCTCGTCAAGGCTCCCGCTGGTAATCATTGCACCTCCTCCTCTCTCTCGCTCAGCTTCGTGAAGGGCTTCACGAGGTATTCGTAGGCATAGGGCACGGCGTGAGGTGCCACACCAGTCACGGACTCACGCACACGGAACCAGTGGGCGGCGGTGAGGAGCATCGCCAACCTCAGACGGTCGGGCATGGCTCCGTCGTTCTGCGAGACAAGCTCGGCAGCTGTCCACCCTGTCTCATGGATGACAGCCTCCTCGGCTGCGTCGCCGTAGATGCCCAGCATGGTGTCCTCGGTGTTGTCCTCAACCCTGCATTGTCCCTTCAGCTCTTCGAGTGTGATGTAGGTCATGACTCACCTCCTTCCTGTTGCAGTTGGTTTAACGGCTGCACCTGCACCGACATATAGATGGTGTCGCCGCCTTCGACTGGTGCGGTATCGTTCCTCCTTCGGAGGTCGTTCACGGTCGCCTGTCCTGTCTCAAGGAGCCCCTTCTCGTAGTCGATGCGGCTCTTGAGGTCGGTGGTGTAGATGCCCGACACGTCGTGCGTGTACTTCACCTCGTA